CGACGGCCTAAAAACAAAGACTAGAAAAGTCCTTGTCAGCTTGTGTCTATCCTCTTGGGGACGGGCGCTTTCGCGTCAGGTACGAATAGGTACGTACAGATACCTGAACTTCGCCGAGATCTGTGGCGTGTTCATTTTTTTTTATTATCTACTTTCTTTTTTTTTCTGTTTGGTGGTGGGCTAGAACGTGAAAGTAGCCTAATGACGATAGAGAAATCTGTCTAGGGCGGCTGTTGACGCGCCGAGGCAAGCACAAACGCAGTGAGGCTGACCTCAGAGGTTGGTTTGTTGATCGCGGCGAGGGCCCGTGAGACTTCTCTGGCTGATGCTACCGTAAACCGGTCAATGCTATACGTATACCGGTAGCGCTCCACGTGGAAACCCCACTTTGGAATGGAAAATAAAAAGGGAAAGTGGCGAAGCTGGACTTCGGATTGGGTTGGTGATTTTTTTCTGAAGCCGTTGGGTAGGAACTAGGTGAGGGCCTTGGGGGTTTCCCTGAGTGACTTTCGATGACGACGTTGAAAAGACGTCTATCTGTCGCGCGTCAATGAGGCCGACCGTTATCCCCCTGAAAAACAGGGGTTTCAGCATTGTGCTGTTGTAATGGGACAATAGTCCCGGTCGTAATGCCTGTCGTGGGGCCTAGTTGAAATTCCGATACAAGCTCGCGGAGTCGAAGGAAAATAGGAGATCTATATCCGGGGAAAGGTGTCGCTGGTGAAATCCCAGCAGTTGACGACAAGTGACGTCAACCCACCACGGTGGTACCCGTCTGTAACAGGATTGGGCCGTGGAAACCTTACTAGGGCTGGTCGCCCTGGAAAATATAGAAATTCAAAATCTTCCTGGCTCCGGTCGTTGGGAAGTGGAATTGATCGCTACTTGAAGAGGGCTGAGCGCTTCAATAGGATCAAGACTGGTTTGACTGGACTTCTTCGTCAATCGGACTTTGGATTACCCGGCTCGGGTTTTTCGGATGTTTTTGTTAAAAGTACGCAGACGACTGGATGCCAACAGCACTGTCAGGAGGCCTTTGCTACTGACCCTGTTGGTGCTGTTGCCGATAATTGCGTTAGCCTCAGTGGGTGTGAGTTCGACCCATTAGATAGAGAGATTCTTGAAAGCTCTATCGACCTCGGCATGTCACAAAACTGCCCTTCAATTTTCAATATACGACGGATGGACTGTCCTCACAGGAAACCGTTGTTCGGCCGGATTTTGTTGAACCGACCTTTAGTTCGAGATTTCTTTGGAAAGAGACCTTTTGACCCTGGTTTCTTTTCTCAACGAGTCTCTACCTCTCTCGAACAGCCTTCTCCATTTTTCCTTTCCTGTCGTGCATTCAAGTCCGCCGAAGATCAACTTGAGGAAGTTCTTCTAGCGTGGGCGAATAAGAATGCGAATGTAACAGATGTGGAGCACGCGATCCATGTTCGAGACGAACACTGTAATGCTTGTTTCCGAGCTTTTGCGGTGGGTCTGGGCTGCAAGGTGAGCCCGACTGTCAAGTTCTCGAAGGGTGAAGCAAATCGTGCGATGGAGTTGTGCTTGGGATCGGCTAACTGTGATCCGTCGTTTAAATTTTCTTATCCTGGTATTGAGATTCCGGAGGGACATGACGTGGATTTAGGCTTCTCCTTGTACATGGGGAAGAAAGTCTTTGCTCCTGGAAATCCACTCTCTCCGCCCTCTCTGTCAGACTATATCGAGGTTATGAAAACACCTCCCAGGAATAATTTACCGCCTGATTTTCAAATTTTCTTTAAACGTCTTTTTCGGCACCTGTGTCATAAGCCAAAGGACTTTGCTTGGGAAAAATTGCCCCCCCTCTGTTCGCCTAAGAGCTGTATAGAGCTGTCAGCCTTAGAGGGAGGGAAACGTGCTTTCCATTATCAGTCAAGCGAAGACCTTTTTCACGATCGTTATGCTGTAATCCCGAAGATCATTTATACGGGAGGCAAGCATCGCACGGTAACGATCGGTTCAGCTGGGTGCGATAAGTACCACTTTTTTAATGTTTTGATGGGTGGAAGGATTCGTCGTTTCAAGTCATCAGTTTTTGGTCGTGAGATCGAGGACTGGTGCGAAGACGTTTCGCCTTTTATACGAGGCATTCTCGGTTCATTGAAATTCGTTTCTGGTGACTTAAAGTCAGCTACTGATCTGCTTCATACGGACATCATGGCCCTTGCCTGTGATGAACTTGTTGATCAGTTTGCCTTAAACGAAGAAGACGAGGAGCTCCTTAGAGGGTACTCTTATAAAGCCCGTTACTACAAAAGAGTGGGCGGAAAAGTCGTCCCGTTAACCAACTGTACGTGTCTAGGTCCATGTCGCCACTTTCAATCTCAGCGTGGCGGCTTCAATATGGGCTCAGACGTTTCTTTCCCCGTTCTTTGTGCAACATCCTTGGCCATTATCATGGATTCACACGGTGATCTCAACAAGGCGATCAATATCGTCGATGGACGTAAGTTCATAGAGTACGTGAGTTCGTGGTGCAAAGGAGGGTTCAACGGGGATGATACCGTTATAGTGGGCGTTTCCGGGATAGAGAATAGATGGAAGAGCGCAGTGGAGAAAGTTAATGGTGTTGCAGAGATGTCAAAATCTCCTTTAAGTGATGAGTACCTTACGATAAACAGTGCTCTCTTTCGCTGGGATCCCGCTGGACGGTTATCTCGCGTTTTGACTGTTCATCCTGGGAAACTCGTCTCAGTTCTCGGCGGGGCTGCGAAGTCTCCCGACCGACACTGGGTCGAACTCTTAAAGTGTGAGCCGTTGACTAGCCGAAATCTCTCCGTAGATCTTGCGATGAGAAATTGGCTTCCTGTTCAACTCGGAGGTACTGGCCTCGTAAAAAAAAAATTAGATAAAAAAGTTCTTGTTCAGCAGTTTCTGTTTTCTATTGCATCAAGACCTACCCCTATTTCCGAGACTATGCGCTTTGTCAATTTCGGGATCGACTCTGGTCGACAGGAAACAATGCGCGTTAGCGGATTTTTCAAGGTAAATAAGTCGTTCTGGGAGATGCATGTTAAAGATAGATACAGATCCAAAGGTGCCATTTATTGGACCCACGACCCTGTGAAGGTGTCAGTTTCTGATGACGATATCGATAAGATAATATTAGCCTCCTACGATCCGGAGGTTCAAGACAATTGTGTCCGTCTTATTGAGATGTATCAGCAAGCTCAAGATGATGGTGAGCTTATCCTTCACGATGTGGCTGTTCCGATAACTGCGCCCATAACTCCATTAAAAGTACCCCGAGTTGTCGGGTGGAGTATGGATAAACCCTTGAGTGAGCAAGCGCTTAGAAAAAAACTCCCTCAATTTGATAGTCTCGATCGCGAGTGCGACACGGCGTACGAAGTGTTGCCATGGACTGAAAAGGAGAGGGCTTTAATAGAACAATTGTCAATGGTTTGACCCGCCATCTAAAGGGATAAAAGGGTATTCCCTC